AACGCATTCCAACACTATGGTTAAGTACATATCCGTTTTTGTATTGGTTGTACATAAACTCATTTCGTGCCTTTGAAATAGTAGTGTTAAAAATCAATGCTTGCGTATTTCCTTTGTAAGTTAATCCTAAATCACTCCAAGGAATCATTTTTGCACTAGCTTTTAAGCCATCATTAACAGAATCGGCAATAATGTACTTAAATTCCATTTCATGCTCTTGCAATAGGTATAAAGTACCCATCTCTTTTAGTGACTTATTCCATATTCCGTCAATGTGGCAATCCATGTGAGAATCAATTAAATTAGTCGTATTAATAACTAATTCAGCTTTCAACTTATTAACCATTTCTGGATTATCATCCTCAGCTTTTATAGTTGTTGATTTTTGAACACTTTTAGAAACAGTCAAAAAGCCATCTGAGAATTTACGCTCATTCTTTTTTTCGATAATAAGTAATTCTTTATTTTGAATTACCCAATCAATCTCAGCTTGTTTATTTTCAAATTTAGGCTTTTCCATTCTTTTCTAATTTACGTCTTAATCGTCTGCATTGTTGACCTGTTAAACCATTCAGTTGCTCCTTAATAACTTCTACTCGCATTTCTTTGAATAGACTTTCATAGTCACTAGGTGTAATAACCAATTTTCTAGAATCAATCATTTCTTAATAGTTTGTTGATTAACTACCTTTTTATCTTTATCTTTCTTGAGTTTTTTAATTTCCTCAACTGTTAAAACTTTGCTCATTTGATTAAAATTTTAACAAAACTACGAAATAAATCAATTAATTTGTAAATTTGTGAAAAAAAAGTTTATTTTATGGAATTTACACCACTTCAAAATTTAGGTCGTTTCTTTGGATTTGGAAAAGACAGATATATTAAAACTGCTTGGTTAAATCACAATCAAATACTAAATGGTAAAACTCCGCAATGGGTTTCTATTAATGACAATGAAGTTGAACTTTTTAATACTACTGCAGAATTACAAGCTGTGATTATGAAAAAAGCATCCATGTACTCAAATGGGGTGTTTAAACATTATCAAATTCAAGGCTCTAAAATAGTTGATTTGGGGCAAACTGAATTAATTAAAAAACTAGAGAATCCAAATCCTTTACAATCTCGTAACGAATGGCTACAAGAGGAAATGATACATTCAAGCGTATTTGGTAACTCTTTTTTATACAACTTGAAAGCGTTTAAGAGTCAGGAAGTGCCTACGTGCATTTATGTATTGCCAGCAAATAAAATGAAAGTTATTCCGACAGGTAAAATTTGGCAACAAACTAAACTAGATGGAATTATCTCACATTATGAGTTGATTAATTACAACGGTAATGTAGAACGCTTTGAAACGATGGACGTAATACACTCAAAAATTCAGAATGCCGACAATCCTATTATTGGTGCGAGTCCTTTTTATGCTTTGCAAATGGAAATATCTAACATTCGAGGTGCAAAAGGATTTAGAAACGTATTGATAAATGAACACGGTGCAATAGGTATTATTTCGAGTGGAAATAAAGACAATAGCGGTGGTGTGCCATTAACAGCTGATGAGCGTAAAAAAGTAGAGAAACAATACGGTAAAGACTACGGATTAGGGGATAAACAATCAAAAGTGCTTATTACGTCTGCTACATTGAATTGGCAACCTATGGTATTTCCTACAAAAGACTTAATGCTATTTGAAGAAATATCTGCGGACTTCATGAGTATAATAAACGCTTACGGATTGAATGATAATTTATTCAGTAAGGAAAAAGGATCTACATTTGCAAACATGGAAGAGGGGAAAAAGTCAGCATACCAAGATACAATTATCCCTTATGCAGATGATTTCACTTATAAATTAAGTCAGTATTTGAAACTAGATACTAAGAATGAATTTTTAGCACTAGACTATTCTCACATTGAATGCTTACAAGCTAATGAGGAAATGAACAGTCAAATATTGGAGCGCAAAGCAAATGCAATTAGTACGCTTACAAATGTAGGCTATACTAAAGAAGAGTTAGCGAAAATTATTACTCTGTAAACCCCTCAGGATAAAAAGCCTTAGCCATTTGTGAAAGTCCTTGTACTGTATCGGGTGCATCATCATTTTTACTTGAACCATCCATTAGGTATGTAGTGAATTGTCTAAAAAACTTATGATATTCACTTTCTATTGTTGAATTAGATTTAAACACTACATTGTCTTTTATCCATCCACTCATTTGGAATATTCGTGTGTGCTTGTTTTGGCTACTGTGAACATTTAAGCAAACAGTATCAGTAAGTAAAGGACTTAATAAGTCAGGATATAAAGCACCACCGCCATTTGTTTCGATACGTACATATTCGGGTTTCCATTTGTTTAATAAGTTCGCTGTAAGTTGTACGTTAACGTCTGAACCATCCTGAGTAAATACACAATCCACAACATAAAGTTTTTTATTTACTATTGCACCAACTAGGCAACAATGGAAGTCACCTCCTTTTGAAGTGGCAACGTCACAATAAGCAACTAAGTTTTCAATTTTGGTATTGTCGAACTCGGTAAATAGTTGAAGTGTATCTTTTGGAAATAGTGTACCCTCGTAACTATCCAACCATCCCCCCATAATTTCATTTTGATACTTTGTAGGGTTGTTGTGTTTTATCTTTTCAACGTTCTCTAAGAATGAATCTGATAAGTTTTCGATATTATCCTCGTATGTTGTATGAATGTAGCAAACATTATCTTTTACCCCATTAAATCCCTCATTTACCCCAGCATCTTCAAAGAATCGTTTAAATATCCAATGCTCCCTAAGTGTAGGGTTTAAAATCATTATTACGATGTTTTGAGTATCTTTATCCCTAATTGATAAATCTATTTTATCAAATATCTTTTCATCCACTAATTCCTCAGCTTCATCCAATATCCAAACGTTTATACCGTTTAAAGATTTTAAGTTAGCTGTTTGTGTTCCTGATGAGGTTTTAATACCCTTGAACAGAATCGACCCACCATTTACAGAAACAATTTCAGATTGTGTAACCTTGAATTGTGAGTCTAAATTAAGTATTTCAATCTTTTCTAGGAACTCAGGAATAATAGATATTTGAGCAGATGTTAATGTCCAACGTGTGAAAAGTATCTTTGTTGTTTTTGCTAATGCTTTAAGATTTGCCCAAATAGTAACACCGTAACTTTTACCCGATCCACGACCGCCAGTTATTATGTAATATCTTACTTCTTTTGGTTGCTCAAATAAAGTTTGATATTTATCATTTATCTTTATCATTTTTCGATTTTACAAATGATATGGGGGTGACATCTTTGTTAATGTTTGTGTTGGTTGATTCAATCTCTTGTTTATCAATCCAACCCATGTTTTTAAGTGCAAATATTGCTCCTGTTGTATTACCTACTTGTAATTGTTCCTCATACTCTTGTTCAATGAATAACCTTGCTCTTTTTATAGTGTATAAAAACCCCTCTCTACTTTCATAATCATAGAATGATTTTCTACTCTCAAACCCTAAAAAATAAGCTAATCCGCTAATTGTTGGTACTGGCACTTCGATAGCTTCTTTGTTTTCTCCTTTGCCTACAATAATAGTACGTTTCTTTAATCCACCGTTAAAGTATTCATTAATCTTTTCTTGTAGTTCCTCAGATGTTTTGTAATATGGTGGTCTACCTCCTAAGTCCATAATTAATTCAAGTTAAATAATGTTTCGTAATATTGTATTGTTATGCAGTCATTTTTAAGTAATATGCTAGTAGTGTACAAGTGATAGAATATGTTAAATTTCATAGGCTTATTTGTAGACTTGGAGCATATTATTTTAGTTGACATGGCTACTTTGTTTTTTTCGTTTTCACTACCTTAGTAGTTTTTGTTTGTTCTGTTTTCTCTTTTTTGTTGTGTGAGATAGTTTCGCCAACTGAGATAATTGTTAATATTACTGAGCATACTAATGCTATTGTAATTGCTATAAAAAATGTTTTCATTCTGTGAATAATATTAAGTTTATAATTTTAGGGCTTATGCCTTTTTCCTTTGCTTTTTTGTTAATCAGTTTTTCGTTTTCTGCTTTTAGTGACAATTCTAGCTTTTGCGCTTCATTTAGATTGTACTTGCTTCTAATCTCTGAGCAAATAGATTCTATTATTTCGGCTTTATCGCTTGTCATGGTGCTAATTTACGAATTTATTTTTATTATCAACCGCTTTATAATTAGTTTCCTTTGTTACTTTTGATTCAAGCCATTTTACATAATCTTCACTGTAATAAGTGAAACCAGTATCATGTATTTTTCCAACATCAAAACCGCTTACTTTTTTATATTCTTGTTCTAGTTCTAAGTTCATACGCTTAAATAATAGTTATACGCTTCTTTTAAATCTGCTATTGTTGTATATTGGTAGATGTTTATTGTGTTCATCCACTCGGTAAAGGTTGCTTTCTCCATACTCTTAATTTTTAATTACTTTGCAAATATATGTATTATTTTGTTTAGATTGATTCTAAATTAGTGTCATCGCATATTTGAGCAAAAAACATTACGTACATAGTAACATCCTTGTCACACTTTGCGCATCTGAAATTTGCCCTACCTTTGAAAACTGCATAGGCATTGCAACATAGTGTCCTAAAATCTGTAATCTTTGTCATATCTGTTTTGATAAATTCATCTCTCTTTACAACTATATCACATTCACTACATTTTTTTGCAGGCTCGTAATCCTTTGTTGTTGATGACATTTGACCGTTACATTTGGGACATTTATATCTCA